CATTCAGTATTGAGTTTACAGATCCACAAAACTTTAGTAGTTACAGAGAGTTGGATCTAGATACACAACGAGCTCAACTGTTCACAAGTTTAGAAGCAGTACCATATTTAAGTCAGCAGTTCAAGTTGAAAAAATACTTAGGTCTTACAGAAGAAGATATGAAAGACAACGAGCACTATTGGAAACAAGAGAACAAGTATAGTACAGCAAATGCAGGAACGGAAGATGTTGGATTAAGAAATGTAGGTGTTAGACCTGGTCCAAGTGCAGACTTAGACATAGACACACCAATAGATGATATTCCAGATCCTGAATTAGATGTAGAAACTCCAGATGTTACCCAATTAGATCCATCTGGGACACCGGGAGAACTATAATGAAATTAAATGAATTTTATAATCCACAGAATGATAGATCAGCAACAAGAGACTTTGACGATACTCGTAAAACTAAAATTACTTTAGAAACTTTAAACAAGTTAAGAAAGTACAGAGAGTTAAAGAAGAAAGAAAATATCGAGCAGGCAGAGTTTGCATCTATCATGTATTCTAAAGCACAAGAATCAGACGCCGGCGCACTATAAATGAAAATAGCAGTATGCGGCTGTAGTTGGTCTAGTCGTGATATAGCATACCCTGACTTAGAATTTGGAAAATTAATAGCAGACTACTATGATGCTGAATATATTAATTTAGCCAAACCTGCTTGTAGTAATCCTGGCATAGCACTTCAAATAGATTATATTCTAGACGGTAAAATGGGCAGTCTTCCTGACCTAGTAATAATTAATGGTACCACAGTAACAAGAGCAGAACTTAAATTAAACAGCAAACGAAGATTTGATCCAAAAGATAGTTGGGATAATGTAGCATTTAATATGCTGTTAGGTGAAAAGTTTAGAGATGAACATGCACCTGGTTATGGTAAAGGATACGACCCTAGCATTGTTGTCGATAGTTACTCTACTATATTCGGAGAGGACATGACTAAGAAATTAGGCGAAGGTCATTTCCATCCAAGATACGAAGATGCATTCACTCCAGCATCCTATGAAGCATTTAAAAAATGGTTTTTATACTTCTTTGATGCAGATTTAGAAAGATATAAACAACAACTAATACTGTTTGGTTCCTTTTTAAAACTAAAAAAGAAAGGCGTTAAATTTATTTTTTGCCCAAATACATTTGATTGGGCAGAGGATTTATACCTACAAAAAGACAAGCCTAGTACAGAGAATCCTGAGAAAGCAGTAACTTGGGAAACACTTGAAAATGATGAATTACTATATTCAGGAATAGCAGAATCACTACATTTAGCAGATGAAATATACGGCAGTTGGGATAAGAGTCCAGGTACAGCAATTGACAATCATATGCCCATGGAGTGTCATATGGACTTTACATACAAAGTTATTTCCCATATAAATCAACACGGTTTGGCTAAATAAAAGCATATACAAAAATACTAGAACACCCACATCAAATCAAAAAAGCAGTCAAAAAAGCCTGTTTTTTCCACAAAAACACATCTTTTAATAAGTAAACATACATTATATTATGTATACTCACGAAAGTGTCTACACATAATCATTTAAATGAAAAACTTTTATTATATTAGGAGCTCATAATGTCAGAACGCAGTAAACTAGAACAGGTTTTAGAATTCCTACTTGCGGAAGATAACGAGCGTGCCGAAGAGCTACTTCACGAATATGTCGTTGAAACTGCTCGTCAAGAGTACGAACGTATATTGGACGAAGATGAAGTAGTCGAAGAAACCAAAGAAGACGACGAATCAGAAGAAGAGGCTGTTGAAGAATCAACAGAGGAAGACGAAGAGGAAGCAGTCGAAGAAACTATAGATCAAGCAGATCCTGAAGCAGATTTTATCTCAGATGTTGAAGAAGCAGATGACGAAATTGAATCAGATGAAGTTGGTGAAATGGAAATGGACGGAGAAGGTGAAGAGGAAGAAGGTGAAGAAGAAGAGTTGGAAGACAAAGTCGACGAACTTGAATCAGAACTAGAAGACCTAAGAGCTGAATTTGAAAAATTACTTTCAGACGACGAATCAGGTGACGAAGAAATTGAAGGTGATATGGAGCCTATGGGTGACATGGAACCAGAAATGGAAGAAGAATCAGTTGAATATGATTTAGACGAAGAAGTAGCAGAAGACGATGACGAAGTTGTCGAAGAAGCAACTAAACTTCAAGACGCAGTAGCGGCACCAAAAGGTGGCGATGCAGGCGAAGGTGAATCACCATTCACAAAACAGCCAAAAGGCACAGCAGTAAGTTCACCTAACGGTGCTGGTAACCCAGTTAAAACTACTGACGGTAGCGACGGTAACAAAGGCGAAGGTGCTAAAGTTAACCCAACTACTGACAACATTAAAGTTGAGCCTAAAAAGGCGTAAGGCTTTTTTATACTAGGAGTTTTTGATAGTGCGTAAATTATACGAATATATGAGTCCAGAACAAAGTAAGATTCGATTACTTGAATCAAACGATGGAAAAGACTTATTCATGCAAGGATTATTCATTCAAGGTGATGTAAAGAACCAGAATGGAAGAGTATATCCGAAGGATGAGATTCAACGTGCTGTCGAAAACGTTACTAGTAGATTAGGTAAAGGCGAAACTGTGATGGGAGAGTTAGATCACCCAGAAGAGTTACAAATTAACCTAGACAGAGTAAGTCATATCATTACAGAAATGGAATGTGATGGCTCAAATGGCCTAGGTAAACTTAAAATTATAGATACACCAATGGGCAATATTGCAAAGGCTTTATTAAAAGCAGGCGCAAAATTAGGCGTATCCAGTCGAGGGAGTGGTAATGTTAACGAAAGCGGTAAAGTTTCCGATTTTGATATTATTACTGTAGATATAGTCGCCCAACCAAGTGCCCCGGATGCCTATCCAAAGACCATTTATGAGTCTTTGTTTAACATGCAAGGTGGTAGCATGATACATACTATTGCCGAAGACTATACACATAACAAAAACCCAGATGTTGAAAAGCATCTAAGTAAACAAATCGTTAATTTTATTAACGAATTAAAATTGAGGTAGGAGACTACTATGGCAGTAAACTTTAAAGACCTTATCGAGTCTAGCGATATGAACGAAGAAGTTCGTACAAGTATCGTTGAGGCCTGGGAAAGTCGTCTTGCCGAAGCCCGTGAGGAACTAACAGCAGAATTAAGAGAAGAGTTTGCTCAAAGATATGAGCATGACAAAGGCTTAATTGTTGAAGCAGTTGATGGGTTTATCAAACAAAGAGTTGAAGCAGAAATGCTTGAACTTGCTGAAGATAAACAAGCAGTTGCAGAAGAAAGAGTTGCTTACAAAAAGGCTGTTAGCGAACACTCTGTAAAATTAGAGAAGTTTGTCGCTGAACAACTTGCAAAAGAAGTTAAAGAGTTAAGAGCAGATAGAACTAACGTTCAATCACATGTTACTAAACTTGATGATTTTGTAGTTGAGCAGTTAAGCAGTGAACTCAAAGAGTTCCATGCAGACAAGCAGGCTTTAGTAGAGCAGAAAGTGAAAATGGTAAGAGAAGGCAAGAAACAACTTGCTGAATCGAAAGCAGATTTCATTAAACGTGCCGCTGACAAGGTTGAAACTGTTGTTAACAAGATTGTAAAAGAGAATGTTGCAACGTTTAGAGACGATATCACAGCCGCAAGAGAGAACGATTTCGGTCGTAGAATATTTGAATCATTTGCTAATGAGTATAGATCAAGTTACTTGAACGAAAGCTCAGAAGTTAAAGATTTACAAAAAGAAATAGCTGAAGTGAATAAACAGTTAGCAGAAAGTAAAGCACAAGTTGAAGCGAAAGCAGAAGCAACTGCAATTACTGAAAGCAAACTAAGAGTAGCAGAAGACAAGTATGCTCGTAAAGAGCAGTTGGACTCGTTACTTAAACCTTTAGCAAAAGGAAAGAAAGAGATAATGGTGGACCTTCTTGAAAGTGTAAAAACTGAAAATTTAGAGAAGCAGTTTAATAAGTATCTTCCTAGTGTTTTAGACGGCGAAAGCACACTTAAAGAAGATCGTAAACCATTAAAAGAATCAGTGACATCAGAACACACTGGTAATAAAAGCGTTCAGCCTTCAACTGAAGATGAACAGGGCGTAGTCGAAATTGACGAAATCCGTAAATTAGCCGGACTTTCAAATTAGGAGATAAGAAATGGCAGAATTATTTGAAAGCAATTGGTCAGCAACTAAGGATGCACTACTTGAGGGTTTAAGTGGTTCACGTAAAAGTTCACTAGATGTGGTCCTTGAAAATACTAAGAGACATCTTCAGGAATCAGCTTCAGGTGGAGCGACTCAGGCTGGCAATATTGCTACATTAAACAAGGTAATGTTACCTTTGATCAGAAGGGTTATGCCTTCCGTGATCGCAAACGAACTTGTTGGTGTACAACCAATGAGTGGTCCAGTAGGACAAATTCACACATTAAGAGTGAGATATGCAGACAACACAGCGGATACTAATCCAGGTGACGAAGCATTAAGCCCATTCAAGATTGCAAACCAATACTCAGGTAACCCAGACGCTACAGCATCAGCTGAAGGTACTGCTGGTAACAAAATGAGTATTCAAATCTTGAAGCAAACTGTTGAAGCAAAAACAAGACGTTTAAGTGCTAGATGGACATTTGAGTCAGCTCAAGATGCCGAAGCAATGCACGGACTTGATGTTGAAGCAGAAATTATGCAGGCACTAGCACAAGAAATCGTAGTAGAAATCGACCAAGAAATTATCGGTTCACTAAGAACTCTTGCTGGCGCAGGTACAACGTTAAACTTTAACGGCATTAGCAGTGACTATACTCCAACTTACGTTGGTGACAGACATGCTTTATTGGCAGTTGAGATTAACAGAGCGGCAAACAGAATTGCGTCTAGAACAAGACGTGGTGCTGGTAACTACATCGTAGTTTCTCCAGAAGCATTAACAATCTTGCAAAGTGCAAGTACTTCAACGTTCGCAAGAACAACTGAAGGTTCTTTTGATGCGCCGACTAACACTAAACTTGCTGGAACATTAAACGGTTCTATCAAAGTGTTTGTTGATTCATATGCGGCAGACGGTACTAAGGTACTAGTAGGTTACAAAGGTTCATCTGAGACAGATGCTCCTGCGTTCTATTGTCCTTATATCCCATTAATGAGCACAGGTCCAGTTATGGATCCTGCTACATTTGAACCAGTAGTTTCGTTCATGACTAGATATGGTTATATTGAACTTACAAACACTGCTTCATCTTTGGGTAACGCGGCAGATTACGTTGACGCAATCACATTGCAAAACGTAGCATTCCAGTAAGAATTACTTAACGGAATAAAATTAAAAGCACTTCCTCCGGGAGGTGCTTTTTTTTGAGTTTTTGACCAAAAAGATAAATACAACATATAAAGTTGAACTTTAGGCGAGACATATGACAAATAAAACAAATTTTAGTCCAGACGGTAATCTATTCGTAAAAGGCGGTGTAACATCCGAGAGTTACTTAGACGTCACAGGTAATACAACAATTGGCGGAGAAGCCGATATTGCAGGTAACTTAGTTGTTGCAGGCAGTATGGAAGTAACAGGCGATATAACTTTCTTAAGCGATACACAAACGGTTAACGCGGCAGACGGGTATGTTATTAACAGCGACAGTGATGTCCCTACAGCATACTTACAAATTAATTCAGACGTTAGTAATGTTAGATTGTCATATACTACTAATGCAGTAACACTCGGCTATGCTGGAATTACAGAAGATGTAAATGTTAACGCAACAGAGTTCAACCTCTCAGACAATGTTACAATCGGTGGCACAGCAGATGTTACGGGAAATTCCACATTTACTCATGCAAACATTACAACTGATTTAAATGTTGTAGATGATGTCACTATAGGTGGCGACATCACTATGGCAAATACTGCTCAAACAATTTCAATAGGCAGTAATGTTTTAAGTAGTTCAAGATTTACAGGTGTTGCCAATACAGCAGACAAATGGCACACAGCAAGAACTTTAACAACAACACTTATAGGCCCGGATGTAACTGGTACAGGTAATGTTGTTATTGACGGCACCGGCAATATGCTTTTAGAAATTTCTGCAACTACTGTTCAAGCAAACGCAGTTGCATTAGGAACAGACACAACTGGTAACTATGTTGCCACAATAGAAGATTCGGGCAACGGTAGATTAGTAGTAACAAACAGCGGAACAGAAGATGCCGCAGTTATTTTAGAATTAGGCGACACACCTATTACTGCTAAAACATACGGACAAGCAAGTATGATACCGCAGTTTACGGTAGACCAGCAAGGTAGATTAACTAATGCATCTAATGTATCAATACAGATAGAAACAAACCAGATCACTGATTTTGTTACAGATGCTAGAAGTAATGTTAGTGCTACAACAGGACTAACTTACAACAGTACAACAGGTGTGTTTAATATTACAGACACATCAATT